CGTCATATGTGTTTGAAATTTGAACTGTTTTGCGTGAGATTTGAGTATAGTTGCCTAATACTGTTGTTGCTGCTAATGTTGAGAATGAAGCGTCATCACCTTCGACTGAAGCGTTAGTAGCTGCTGCTGCTAATGCGTCAACCTGCCATTGGTGATAAGTCTGACCTGCGCTCATGCGCTTAGCCATTGATAAAAGTGGTGTGTCTTCTGGAGAAATATCAAAGATAATGTCTTCAAATGACTCTGCTATACCTCTACCGGTATAACTATTGGTTGCTGATACTGCCATGATTATGGTTTCCTTTTAAATTAAAGCATGTTTTCGATAAGTTTTTGTGCCGCATCTGACTTACCTGTCTTACGTAATTGCTCACGTAGGTTACGGTGGTTAGAATTAGCTTCCGCTTTTGTATCTTTAGCACCTGGTCTCACTACAGGTTTAGCGCTTGATACTTTTTTCTTTACAGTAGAATTTTGTTGTAGTTTGCGCCATTGCATAGCGTCATGCAAAACCTTAACGTGACGAGGGTCAACAATTGAGTTGAGTTCTGCATCTGAAAAGCCATACTCTTTGCCTACAGTTACCAGTTGTTGGGTGGTCTCTTGACTCCAACCTGGTATCTCTTTAGCTAAGACTTCTTTTCCTTTTGCCACTCTATCTACCATCAATTGAGCTTGCTGATTTGCTATTTGTTGCTTTTTGGCTTCAAACTGTGAAACTAATGCACTACGTTCTTGCTGTAGTTGGTTATATGTAAAGAAATGTTTTTGCGCTTCTACAAAGTCATTATCAGACAATTCTTGCCAATTCACGTTACTGTATTGGTTTAATTGTTGGTCTAATGCTGTAATTTTTGCTACATCTTCAATTAAGACGTTATTAAGTTGCATTTGTTGTTGAAAGGCTTGCTCCTGCATTTGTATTTGCTGGGCATATGCTTCTAGCTCTTTACGTTGTTCTGCTACTTGTTGTGTCTTTTGCGTGTAGTCTAAGCCTTGTTGAGCTAATGCTACTACTTCGTCTAGTGGTTTTTCAACATCTTCACCATTGACTTTAAGTTTAAGGAGAGCAGGAACTTCATCTTCCGACTGTTCTTCTTCCTCAGATTGGTCATTTGGTTCATCTGTTGCTTCTTCTGACTCTACTTCTTCAGTAGCTTCAGCCTCAGCCTCTAGTGGTGTTTGTTCTTCTTCGTCTTGAAGTTCAGGTGGTTTAACATCTGACTCAATACTATCACCAAGCATAGTCTCTAATCGACTTTGTGGTGACTGTTCTGCGACTTGGTCACTCATAGTTTTATTTCCTTGAAATTAGACAATAAAAAAGACTCCGAAGAGTCTTAAGTAGGCTTGTCCTTACCTAAATTCTTTTTGTGTAATATATTACACATTTTGCCTGTCAAAACGGTTTTCATTCAAAATACTGACAAATGCTTTATGAATGAAACTACCCAAATATTTTAAACTTAGGTCTGTCCGTTTGTATAGCTGCTAACTTACCTGTGTGCATCACGTCAGTAAGCTGCTTGTTAATTTGGTTTAATAGTTGTAGCGCAATAACTAATTTGTTATGTGTCTTCTCATCACCTAATGGACTGTTTGCCATACTAGCAATAAGACTTTCTCTTACCTTATCCAATGCTTCTTGGTAGATAGGGTTATCTAGTATCTGTGTTGCTTGTTCACCACGTTTAACTTCTTCTAAACTTTTATCTGCCATATTAGTTAGGTGTAAATGTCCATTGTGTTTTAGGGTTTTTACTCATCATATCTTCACCAAGTAGTCTAAATAATGGATGACCACTTGAATATAACATATTACCAAATTGATACATTTTACTAGGACCTTCCCATGGTGTAGGTTGGTATGTATTAGTGCTATAACTAGGCATTGTACCATTTGGAGCGCTGAAGTTCAACTCAGGTCCTAATAGTCCACTTAAATATTGTGCTGCACCACCATATTGTTGTTGTGGACCATATAAATATTGTGAAGCACCACCTTGACCTAATTGGGGCTGTTGTTTTAACAACTCTTCAATAGTCATTACATCATCCCTACCTGAGCTTTAATTTGTGCGATAGCTAAATCAGTTTCAGCTTTAAGTTGTGCCTTGAAGCGTTCTAATTCAGCTTGAGCTGCTATCTTCTCACGTTCAATTATAACATCATTTTGTGAGCGTACTTGCTCTTGTTGTAGTTGAGCGTCTGCTTTTTGTTTCTCAATCTGCAACTGACCTTGAACCATAATTTCTGCTTCAGAAGGTTTGTTAGGTTGACCTTCTTGCTCAGGAGTATTAGCTGGGTTAATCCAAAACTCTTCAGGGTTCTTAAATCCTGCGTTCTGTGTAAGTTTAGCTAATGCGTTATATATCTTCTCTGGTGAAGTAATGCCAATAGACAATGCTTCTTTTTGAGCTTGTAGAATAGTAGCTAAGTGAGCTAACTGTTGGTCTTTATTACCTGCACCTAAACCTACAGAGATAGATAAGTCTTTACGGTCTTCCCATTCTCTTGGGTCTACTTCTACCCATTTGTTTCTCATACGAACAATATCAGGTTTAGTAAGTGTAGTTCTTACTAATCTGTGAACAAGTTTGAATAACTCCTTAACACCTGTCTCTGCAAATGTACGTGCTACCAACTCAACTCTTTGTTGAGCAGCAGACATAATTTGTGCTACGCCTGTAGCTGTCTTGTTTAAACTATTAGAGTCTAAGCCTTGATTGTAAGCTGTGATACCTGTTCTTTTTTCTTTCATAGAGTCCATGTATTCAACCATACCGAATGATGATGCTGGTAGTGGTGGATGTGATAAAGGCATAATGCCTGAGCCTGGGTCACCTTCTACACGAACAATACCACCTGGGCGTGATGTAAGCATATCGTCTAGGTTTACTCTATCTGAGATAGCGTAACGACCATTGTTAGCTAGATACATGTTATCTAACTGACCACGAATAAGTGTTGACTTAATTAACTGAATGTCCATAGTCAAGTCAGCATAAGAACGACCAATATGCCTATGTGGCATAATCATAGGTGTGATACATGCGAAAGGAACATACTCACACTTCTCTTTATAAAGAACTGTGTTACCTAATACGACTACTCTATATCTTTCACCATCTAACTTAATGTATGTGTCTTTAACGAGTGCTTCTTGTGACTCAATAGCTCTATCATATTCTTCGTCATAAATATCACGAGCATTAGACTCTTCTTCAAACGTATCACGAAGGTCTGACATAATAGACTTGATATAATCTAATGGCTTGTCAAACGTCTCAGCAATGTCAGCTAACTGCATGACTTCTCTGTGTTGAACAAACTTAGCACTTTGTAAGTTAGGACCACTAACTTCTACAGATACCATTATGTTTTCTGGAGCTACGTTCTCAATTACAATTTCTGTTTTCTTTTCTGTAACCTTGAGCTTAACGTCATGTAACATAGGTTGAACAAGACCGGCTGGGTCTTGACCCATAGCTAATGCTTGGTCCATCATTGCGTTCATGTCAATACTAGGGTCAGGATATGCTTCGTGTTCTAGTACTTCTACTTTCTCATCTGAAGCCAACATTTGAAGTTGACCATCTGTGAGACCTTCGTATTCGTATTCTTCTTCTTCTTCTTCGTCTTCAGCGTAAACTTTTACATAACCGTTTTTAGAGAGTAATGCGTCTTTAAACCATACGTAGAATATCTTGAAACCTTCGTTCTTTTCCATAACGACATGGTTTACATAGTCTGTTTCTTGGTCTGCAGCTTCTTGGTCTTCAGGACCTTTAGGCTCAAACCTTACTACTTGGTCACCTGCTACAAAGACTTTAAGTAATTGTGGTAATGCTGACTCAATAGTATCTTGAACGTCATACGATACGACCTGTGAACGACCTTCTTCTTCGTTACCGAATGGTTGTCCTAGGTAATAATCTATCGCTTCTGCTCTATCATTAGACAATGCACTATCATTTACACCATAGGCTATATTCTCTTGCGCCTCTATCTGTGCAATTATTTCCATGTCTTCTATATTCATCAAACAATTCCTCTATTTGTATA